AGGCCAGGGCCAATGTCGCCAACCGCTACCTCCGGAGGAAATAGCCTATGAGCGGCTATCGTCACGGCGTGTACATCTCCGAGCAGGGCACCAGCGTCGTCGCGCCGGTGAACGTCGACGTCTCCCTGCCCGTGGCCGTGGGCATCGCGCCCGTGCACAAGCTGGCCACCGGCGTCGCCAAACCGATCAACGAGCCCAAGCTCATCTACACCTATAAGGAGTTCGTGGAGACCTTCGGTTGGGATGATGATCCGCAGACCTACGGCCTGTGCGGCGTGGCCAAGGCCTACCTGTCGCTCTACGGCGTCGCCCCCGTGGTCTTCATCAACGTTTTCGACCCGGCCACGCACAAGACCGGCGAGACGCCGGACCCCAGCAAGGTTCTGGCCGCGGACGTGATCGGCGGCGTGAACGCGACCACCCTCGCCCGCACCGGCCTGGAGCTCATCAACGAAGTCTTCCCGCGCTTCCGGCTGGTGCCCGGCCAGATCCTCTGCCCCGGATTCTCGCAGAATCCGTCCGTGGCCGTGGTCATGGGGGCCAAGTGCACGGAGATCAGCGGCCACTTCACGTGCGGCGGCATCGTGGACGTGCCCGCGACCGTCACCAAGTACACCGACGTCCCGGCCTGGATCAACGACAACAACCTGACCGACCCCAACTTGCAGGTCTTCTTCGGCTCGCCGGTGTTGAACGACGTGGTGTACCACGGCTCCAGCTTCCTGGCCGGCGTCATCGGCAAGCGCGATGCCAAGAGCGGCGGCGTGCCCTTCTGGAGCCCGTCCAACAACCGCCTGCTGTGCACCAGCCTGTCCCACGCCGGCAAGGAGCTGCACCTGGACACGGGCCAGGCCGCCTACCTGAACGGCCAGGGCGTGGTTACGGGCATCAACTTCGTGGGCGGGCTCAAGGCCTGGGGCAACCGCACCGCCGCCTACCCCGGCATCACCGACGTGAAGGACAGCTTCATCCCGGTGCGCAGGATGTTCAACTGGGTGGGCAACACCATCGTCCTCACGGCCTGGCAGATGGTGGACTGGCCCCTGCGCCGCCGCACCATCGAGACCGTGTGCGACACCGTCAACTGCTGGTTCAACGGCCTGACCTCCCGCGAGTACCTGCTGGGCGGCCGCGTGGCGTTCCTCGACGCGGAGAACCCCTCCACCGACCTGCTGGACGGCATCGCCCGCTTCCACGTCTACATGGCCCCGCCGCCGCCGGCCCGCGATATGGAGTTCGTCCTGGAGTACGACGTGAACTACCTCAACGCCCTGTTCGGGGCCAGCAACTAGGAGGCGGCCATGCTGCCCACCGCCAATCCCATCCCGGAAAAGCTCATCGGCTTTCGCGTCTACCTCGAGGGCGAGGATCAGATCGGCCTGGCCGACGTGGAGCTTCCGGACCTGGAGTTCATGACTGAGACCGTTTCCGGCGCAGGCGTGGCCGGCGAGTTGGAGAGCCCGGTCATCGGCCACACCAAGAGCCTGGCGCTCAAGCTCAAGTGGCGCACGTTCAACGAGAGTGCGGCCGCCCTGCTCGCGCCCAAGCTCCACCACCTGGATCTGCGCGGATCCATTCAGCGCTTCGACCCCGGCTCGGGCACTTACGAGCCGCAGGCCATGAAGGTGGTCGCGCGCGGCACGCCCAAGAAGGGCGGCCTGGGCAAGTTCGAGATGGGCAAGCCCATGGATAACGAGAGCGAGTTCGAGGTGAGCTACATCAAGGTGTGGCTCGGCGGCGAGGAGATCATCGAGGTCGACAAGCTGAACTTCAAGTTTGTCGTGAACGGCGAAGACGCCTTGGCCGACGTGCGCGAGCAGCTGGGCCTTGAAGTCTAGAAACAACAACCGGGGAGGCCGCAAGGCCTCCCCGGAACACACGAGGGAAGACATGAGCAACAAGAACGGAACCTTGATCCTGACCTTTCCGCTTCAGCTCGCCGACGGTGAACTGGCCGAGCTGACCTTCAACCGTCGCATGACCATCGGCGATCAGCTCGAACAGGACCGCAAGGGCGGAAGCGCGCTGGAACAGGAGATTCGCCTCTTCGCCAAGCTGACCGGACGGAAGGTCGAGGAGCTGCAACGCCTTGATCAGTACGACTACGAGTGTCTGCAGGCGGAATACAAAAATTTTATGCGGCCGCCCCAGCCCCGGGAGGAGGAGCCGACGGCGTAAGCCTCCGCCGCAAGGTGGTCGAGGTGGCCGCGGCGACGGGCTGGGGACTGGGCGAGCTGCTCGCGCTGACCGAAGGGGAGCTGGATCTCTGGCGGCAGGCGGCGGCGGAAATCAGGAAGGAAATTGGCGGCTAGGAATGGACAGACAGAAGCGCTCATACAGCCGGTCCACGACCCGGCAAAAGGTGCGGACCGCCAGCCAGGCCAAGCCGGCGTGCAACAGCGGCGGCGTCCAGGCCGCCGGTTCTTGCCCGGTGAGCATCCGGGCGGCCAGCTCCCCCAAAAAAACGAGCAGGAAGGTGGCCCGCGGGAGCGGGTCGCCTGCTTCGAGGTAGGCCGTGGCTGTCGGTAAGGTCTTCGGCATAAGCTTCGCCATCGGAGCGGTTTTGAACTCCTCCGTAGCTTCCGCCTTTACGACGGTGAAGGCGAAAGCGCAAGCCTTGAACTCCGACCTCAAGACCATGAAGGCCACCTACGGCAAGGCCAAGGCCGTTGTCGAGACGAGCCGCAGCCTGTCCGAGCTGAAGGCGGCGCGCAAGGACGCTCCAGAGTCCGACCGGGCCATGCTCGATGCCAAGATCAAGACGATTCAGGCGCGCTACAACAGGGCCACGGAGGCCGCGCAAAAGCATGGCATGTCCGTGGCCCAGTGCGCCGCCGTGTACAAGCGGCTCGACGCGGAGATCGCACGCGCCGAGGCTTCGCTCACCAGGCTCAATAAGCGCCAAGCCAACGCCGACAAGCGCAAGGAGATCAAGGGCGAGATCCTCGGCGTCGCGGCAACGGCCATGACCGTGCTGGCTCCGGTCAAGCTGGCCATGGACTTCGAGTCCGCCTTTGCCGACGCCAAGAAGGTCATGGACGATTTCAAGGATGAGGACATCGCCCAGATGCCCAAGGACATCCGCAGGCTGTCCAAGGAGACCGGCCTTGCGGCGGCGGATATCGCCGGCATCTATGCGGCGGCCGCGGCGGCGAAGATCGCCAACAGCCGCGAGGATCTGCGCGAGTTCGCGGACACCGCCGCCAAGATGGCCGTGGCCTTCGGCATGAGCGCCGCCGACGCCGGCAAACGCATGTCATCCTGGCGCGCCAAGATGGGCCTCTCGCAGCAGGAAGTGGTGGCCCTGTCCGATGCGGTGAACCACCTCGGCAACAACATGGCCGCCGACCCGCTCATGACCTCGGAGGTCATCGAGCGCGTGGGCGCCGTGGCCAAGACCGCCGGCCTCGCCACCAATCAGATCGCCGCCCTCGCGGCGACATTCGTGGCGGCCTCGCCCTCGCCCGAAATCGCCGCCACGGGCATGAAGAACTTCCTGCTCACCCTGGCCAAGGGCACGGCCATGTCCAAGGACCAGAAGGAGTCCTTCGCGCGCCTGGGCTTTGACCCCAAGCTGCTCGCCCAGGACATGCAGAAGGACGCAGAGGGTGCGGTGCTCCGCGTGCTCCAGGCCCTCCGGCGCATGCCCGAGGCCGAGCAGGCCTCGCTTTTGTCCGAGATGTTCGGCACCGAGTCCCTGGGCGCCATCGCGCCCATGCTCCAGAACCTCGACGGACTCAAGAAGGCGTTCGGCAACGTGGCCAAGGCCGAGGCCTACGCCGGGTCCATGCAGAAGGAGTACGAGAGCCGGGCCGCCACGACCGATAACGCGAGGAAGCGCATGATAGCCGGGTTGGAGTCGGCGGGCATCGCGATCGGCTCGGTGTTGCTCCCCGCGCTGGCCGACACAATGAACACGGCGGGGGATCTGCTCAATCCCGTAATATCCTTGGCCGAGGAGTTCCCCACCGTCACGAAGGTTGTGGCGATGGCGGGCATCGCCCTTGTCGGGCTCAAGGTCGGCGCGATGGCCTGCGGATTTGCGGCCACAATATTGAGCGACGGCTGGCTCATCGCGCGCGGCGTCATCGCCTCGCTGCACCCCACGTTGCTCCTGTCCAGGGGCGCCCTCGTCGCGCACCGAACCGTGGCCATCGGCGCGGCCGTGGCCACCAAGGTCATGGCCGCCGCGCAGTGGACGCTCAATGCGGCCATGACCGCCAATCCCATCGGCCTGGCCATCGCCGGAGCCGTCGCCCTGGGTGCGGCCGTGTGGGCGCTGTACACCTATTGCGAGCCTGTGCGGCGTGTGGTCGACGGCCTGTGGTCCAGCGTGACCGGAGGCGCATCGGCGGCCTGGACCGCCGTGATGGCGGGCGTGGACTGGCTCAAATCGGTCTCGCTCTACGATGTCGGCGTGAAGCTGCTCACCACGTTCACCGATGGCATCAAGGCCGTGGCGATGGCCCCGGTGGAGGCGGTCAGCGCCGTTGTGGCCAAGGTCCGCGAGTACCTGCCCGGTTCCGACGCCGAACGCGGGCCGCTGTCCACGCTCACGGCCTCGGGCGCGGCCATCCCCGCGACCATGGCCAAGGGCATGGACGCCGCAGGAGATGGCGGGCTCGGCCCGGCCCTGAACCGCAGCCTGAACGTCGGCGGCCGGGGCCTGGGCGGCGGGGCGGCCGGCGCTGGTGCCGGCCCGGGCGTCGTTATCAACTTCGCGCCGACCATCCAGGTCAACGGGACGGCCGGCGCGGGCGTCGCCGATCAGATCGGGGCGCAGCTCCAGCTTTCCGAATCGCGCCTGCGCGAGATGATCGAAAACATTCTCCGGGATGACGAGAGGCTGTCCTATGCCTAGCACCTACGTCACTCGCCAGAACGACACCTGGGACGCCATCGCCTACCGACTGTGGGGCCAGGAACGGCTCTTTGACCGGCTCATGCGCGCCAACCCCGCGCATCTGGACGTGGTGATCTTCGACTCCGGCGTGACGCTCGCGGTCCCGGCCGATGTCGATACCTCTGTCGAAACACTGGAGCTGCCGCCGTGGATGACCTCCTGAACTCTGGAAGCTATGCGCGCAGGGTGCGCCTCTCCGTGACCATCGGCGGGCGCGACGTGACCGACGCGGTGTCTCCGGATCTCCTCTCGTTCGAAGTCACGGACCATGCCCACGGCAAAGCGGATGATCTGCGCCTGTCCCTGCGCGACACCAACGGGCGTTGGAGCGGGGCATGGTTGCCGGCCAAGGGCACGCCCGTATCCGCCTCCATCCTGTGCCTGGACTGGACGGGGCCCGGCAAACGCCTTGGCCTGAATTTCGGACGTTTCGCCGTGGATGAGGCCGAATTCGGCGGGCCGCCGGATCAGCTGCAAATCAAGGCGGTATCCGCCAGCACGGCCACCGCCATCCGGCAGGAAGCCCGCACCCGGGCCTGGGAGTCCGCCAGCCTGCGTGTGGTGGCCGGCGATATCGCCAGCCGGCACAAGCTCAAGCTCTATTACGATGGCGAGGACTATCCATTCTCGCGCCAGGATCAACGCGAGGAGTCCGACCTCGCGTTCCTCAAGCGCCTGTGCGAGGAGCGCGGCGTCAACCTCAAGGTCCATGACGGCCGGCTCGTGCTCTTCGGAGCCCAGGCATACGACGCCAAGTCCGCCGTCCTGACCGTGACCAAGCACGGCGGCAACCTGCCGGCGCTCAAGTGGGGCTTCAAGTCCGTCAGCGGCAAGACGTTCAAGGCCTGCGAGGTGGCTTGGCTGGACCCGGAGACGCGGGATCTACGCACGTACACCTTTGCGCCGCACGGCCAGCCGCCCTCGGAGCAGCTCCTACGCATCAACCGCCGGGTGGAGAGTCAGGCCGAGGCCATGCAATTGGCTCAAGCCGAGCTGCGCAAGCACAACAAGGGCGAATTCGAGGGGACCTTGGACACCATGGGCCACCCGGGCTTGGTCGCCGGAATCGTCATCGCCGCCAGCGGGTTCGGTAAATTCGACGGCCGATACTTCGTCGAGGAGGCCGGCCACAGCATCGACGGTAAGTCCGCCTACACCTCCAGGGTGAAGATCCGGTCGGCCCTGTCCTACTAGGAGTATCCGATGAACGCCGATCTTGAAGCCAGGGTGCGCAAGCTTGAATCCGTTCTCCGGAACTTGTGCCGCGCGGGCGAAGTCGTGGCCGTGGATGAGCAGGCCGGCACGGCGCGTGTGCAGTTCGCGGATGCGCAGGGTCTCGTGAGCCACCCCTGCCGCGTCCTGGTGGACAAGAGCCTGCGCGACAAGAGCCAGTGGATGCCGGACCTGGGCGAGCAGGTGCTCTGCCTGTTCCTCGCCGGCGGCCTGGAGCAGGGCTTCATCATCCGGGCTATCTACTCCAAGGCCGACCCCGCTCCGGGCAAAGCCCCGCACGTCCGCTTCGTCCGCTTCGAGGACGGCACCGAGCTGGAGTATGACCGCGAAGCGCATCTCCTGCGCGCCGACGTGAAGGGGGCTGCCGAGGTGAAGGCCGAAGAGGGCGTCACCGCGACAACTCCAAAGCTGCTCACCCTGGAAGGTGGCCAGGGCGTTGTCATACGCACCCCGTCCTTGACCATGCAGGGCCTGTCCGGCGGCGGCTGCGCCGCCGTGCTCGAGGCGGACCTCACCCTGCGCGGCGACCTGAGCCAGCAGGGCAGCACATCGGTCAGCGGCGATGTCACGGCGTCCGGCTCCATCATGGACGGCGGCGGCAACAGCAACCACCACAGCCACTAGCCGGGGGAACGATGGCCATCATGGACGCAGCCACACGCAGCGCAGTGCAAGCCGAGCTTCTGGCCAGCCTGTTCAGCGGCACGCCCCCGGACCCGTCGGAGATCCTGCCCAAGGTCGAAGCCGCCGCGGTGGAGCGGGGATACTCCCTGGCCGAGTCCGCGTTGCAGCCCTGGGGCCGGAAGCTGGAGCTTGAGCTCGGGGCACTCTCCGGATGCCTGGCCCGGCGGATGGGACAGGTCCCCGGCCTGAACGCCGGGAATCTTGATCTGGCGCAACGGGCCGTCTCCTCCGTCATGGCCCTGCGCGGCCAGGGGTTCGGCCCGGACTCGTGGAAGCTTTGGCTGAATCAGGACTTCACCTGGGACATCGCCGAATCCGTGGCTACCAGGGCCCTCGCCGGTTCGCCCCTTGCCTCCATCGTCGGCTCCGTGCGCGAACTGCTGCAAACGGCGGCGGAAGCCGAGGCCCGGAAAGAAGCGGAGGAAGACGCAGAAGATGAGGAGGCGTGGTCCGCCCTCGACGAGGAAGAAGATGAAGAGCCTGTGCTGTCCGGAACCGGGAGCTTCGGCGCCGTTGCCTTTGAGGTCAGCGCCGACAAAGTGAAGACCTGGAACGGTCTGAATCGGGAACACAAGGGGAGGTACGCCAAATACGAGTTGATCGGCGTCGTGCCCCGCTCCGCATTCAACGGCCCCGACGTCTCCCAGACCACCTGCACCGTCCGCCTGGACGTCGGCCTTGGCGCAGCGCCGGCCGAGGATATGGAGGAGTTCGCGGACATGTGCCGCAAAGGCAGGGTCGAGCCGCTGATACTCGGCGGGCGCAACCTGGGCCCGCATTACCTCGAAAGCGTGAAGGAGACGTGGCGACACACCGGCCCAGGAGGGGCGGTTCTCGTGGCCGAGGTTGATTTGACCTTCCAGGAGTATGCCTGATGCAATACGAAGTGCTGGCCGCCCCAGGCGTCCCCGTCGTGTTCGGCGCGACCGGCTTGTCCGAGATCGCGCAGAACATCCGCATGCTCCTTGCCACCGAAGCGTGGTCCTGCCCCCTTGATCGTGCGTTCACCTCAGCCGTCGGATACCTGGACAGCCCATTGCCCCTGGTGACGGCCGCGCGCATGGCCGAGGTCATCGCCGCAGTGGAGGCGAACGAGCCTCGCGTCCGCGTGACCTCGGTGAATTTCGTGTCCGACCCGGCCGCGGCCCTTGAGGGTCGGCTGTATCCCAAGGTGCGTTTCGCACTCAGAGAGGGGGTGAGCCTGTGAGCAGCGACCTGAGCCTTCTGCCGTTTCTGTCCTACCTGCCGGATCTCCATTTCTGCGAGACCGACCCGGCCGTGGTCGAAAAGGCGCTTTTCGCAGCGTACGAGACGGCCACCGGCAAGAGCCTCGCCCCGGGCAATCCGGAGCGCCTGTTCCTCGAGGGCGTGGCCGCGGGCCTCACCATGCAGCGGGTGTTCATTGACGAGAGCGCGCGCAGCCAGCTTCTCGCATACGCGGCTGGGGACATGCTGGATCACCTCGGCGCGCTGGTGGATTGCCAGCGGCTCGCCGCGTCTGCGGCGGCAGACATGCTGCACATCGAACTCTCCGCGGCGCAGCCCACGGCCTGGACCTGCCCGGCCGGCACGCGCGTCACCCCGGACGGCAACCTGATCTTCGCCACGGACGAACTCCTGGTCATCGCCCCAGGCGAAACCTCGGGCGAGGTCGCGATCACCTGCCAGACGGCGGGGACTGTGGGCAACGGCTACCTGGCAGGACAGATCGCCAAGCTCGTCGACCCGCTGGCCTACGTAGCCTCGGTGGCCAACGTGGCCGGCACCTCCGGCGGGGCCGACGTGGAAAGCGACGACAACTTCCGCGAGCGCATCCAGCTCGCGCCGGCGCAGTATTCCGTGGCCGGGCCCGAGGACGCCTACAAGTATTGGGTGCGCTCGGCGCATCAGACCATCAAGGACGTGGCCGTGGTTTCGCCCGAGCCGGTGGACGTGGTGCTTTACCCGCTCCTGGCCGACGGGGCCGTGCCCGGCCAGACCATCTTGGACCTGGTGACCGCCACGGTGGCCACGAAGAGCCGCGTCCCGCTCACCGACCGAGTGACGGTCGCGGCGCCTGAAATCGTGACCTACCCCCTGACTCTGACCTGGTGGCTGGAGAAGCGCCAGAGCGCCTCGCAGGCCCTGGTGGAGACGGCCGTGGGCACCGCCGTAAACGGCTATGCGGCGTGGCAGCGCGCCAAGCTCGGCCGGGACGTCACTCCGTCGGAACTCATCCGCCGGGTCCAGTCCGCAGGCGTCAAGCGCGTGCTTGTGACGGCCCCCGAGTTCGTGGCCCTCGAGGATTGGCAGGTGGCCCACGCCTCCACGGTCAGCGTCCAGTTCGGAGGCCTCGAATGATGCGCCAACGCGATCTCGATCTGCGGGCCCTGCTGCCCGGATCGATCTCCGGCGACGCCACGGTCATGGCCCTGGCCGAGAGCATCGGCCAGGAACTGCGCACGGTGGCCGGGCTGGTGGACCTCGTGCGGCTCTACCAGCGTTTGGATGAGCAGACTGAGCCGGTGCTTTCGCTTCTGGCCTGGCAGTTCAACGTGCTGTTCTGGGATGCCTCGCTCGCGGATGGGGTGAAGCGGACGCTCATCCGCAAGGCCATCCCCTGGCGGAAGATTCATGGCACACCGGCGTGCGTCGAGGAGGCGGTGACGGCCGTGTTCGGCGAGCCGGCCATTGTGGTGCCCTGGTACCGCTACGCCGGCGTCCGCGGGAAATTCCTCGTCGAGGTCGAGATCTCCGTCTCTCCCTTGCGGGCAGACGTGGCGGACAAGGCCCTCGCCGTGGTGAAGGCCACCAAGAATGCGCGCTCCCATCTGGACGAGCTGCGCATAGTCGTTGCCGGGCGCTGCGGCGCACAGGCCGCCTGCTCGGTCCAGACCGACGAAGTTGTGGACGTGTACCCGTGGACCCTGGACGGCATGGAGGCGATGCTCCCGGCCCGCGCGGCCGCCGGCGTGCATGTGGTCGAGACCCTGGAATGCGTTGTGGAATAAGGAGGATTCATGGCGACCTACTTCACGCTTTTGACCAAGACCGGACAGGCGCTGCTCGCCACGGCGAACGCCACCGGAACCCCGGTGCAGCTGACCCACATGGCCGTGGGCGACGGGAACGGAGCGGCGATCGCCCCGCAGGAGTCGCAGACCACGCTTATCCATGAGGTGTGGCGCGGGGCCCTGAACGCCCTGTCCGAAGATCCCAACAATGCCGGATGGCTCCTGGCCGAAGTCGTGATCCCGGAGTCAGTCGGCGGGTTCACCATCCGCGAAGTCGGCCTGTTCGACAAAAACGGCCTGCTTGTGGCCGTGGGAAGCCTGCCGGCCAGCTACAAGCCGCAATTCGCCGAGGGCTCGGCCAAGACGTTCTACATACGCATGCGCATGGAGATCGGCAACGCCAGCAGCGTCACCCTGCTGATCGACCCGAGCGTGGTCCTGGCCACGCGGTCCTGGGTGAACATCGAGATCGGCAAGGTGCGCACCGATTTGGAGGATCACGTCGCCGACCGGGCCAACCCGCACCAGACCACTGCGGTCCAGGTGGGAGCGGAGCCGTCCGGAGCCGTGGCCGCGCATAACGCGGACGATGAAGCGCATCCGGACATCCGGGCGGCCATCGCCGGCATCGTGATCCCGGAGGCCAGCGAAACCGTGGCGGGTATTTCGGAGCTGGCCACTGTGGCCGAGGCCGTCGCCGGCACGGGGGAAAAGCTCGCGGTGACGCCCCCCGGCTTGGCGGCTGCGCTGGAGGCCGCCATTGAGACGGTCCCGGACGCCCCGGCGGGTTACATCTCCGGCCTGGCGCTGGTGCGCGCCAGCGCGAACACGGTCAGCGTCGCCGCCGGCCAGGCCACGGACGGCGCGGGCGCGCTGGTGAGCCTTGGCGCGGCCGTCACCAAGTCCCTCGGCTCGGCCTGGGGCGCGGGCTCCGGCGCGGGCGGCCTCGATGCTGGCAGCGTAGCTGCGGGGAGCTACTACGGCGTGTGGCTCATCGCCACCGCCGCCGGTGCGGCCGACGTCATTTTTAGCGCCGCCGCATCGCCGGCCCTGCCTGCCGGCTACACCCGCGCAAGGCTCATCGGCCGCATCCGCACCGACGCCAGCGCCGCCGTGGACGCGCTGGCCGTGCTCTCGGCCAACCCCGCCATCGGCGGCCGCGAGATCATCACCGCCTCGCGGTCGTTCGTGGTGCCAGCCTGGGCTCCAGACCTGGACGTGCAGGTCCAAGGCGGCGGCTCGGGGGGCGGCGCGGGAAACCAGCGTGTGGGCAGCAGCGGCGGCTATGCGCGCAAGCGTCTGCGCCTGGAGGCTGGAGCGTCGCTGAGCTGCACCATCGGCGCGGGCGGATCGGGCACGGCCACTACCGGCGGGCCGGGAGGCACGACCAGCTTTTCGACCTATGTGACCTGTACCGGAGGGGACGGCGCTGGAAACGGCGGCACGGCCAGCGGCGGCGACGTCAACATCGTCGGCGAGGGCGGCGTGCTGGCGGCCACGGCCAACAACCTGGCCATGGGTGGCGCGGACTCGTTGCTCGGCCTGGGCGGCCGCGGAGCGAACATCGGCGAAAACAACGGCGGCGCAGGCACCGGCTACGGTTCGGGCGGCGGCAGCGCGGGCAACCAGCTCGGCAGCGCCAAGGGCGGCGACGGCGCGCCCGGCGTCATCATCATCAACGTCTAGGAGGCCTGCATGTACGCATTGATCTCGCCCTTGGGCGTGGTGACGGACCTGTACGACGCGCGGCCAGACCTGCATCCGGAGGTGGCCACGCGCATTGAGGAGGTCGCGGATGGCGTGAGCGTTGGCATGACGCGCCAGACGGGCGGAGGCTTCGCCTTTGACGACGGCTTGGCCCACAAGGCCGCAGGCGTGCGGGCAGAGCGCGACGCCCGGCTTACGGCCTGCGACTGGACGCAGCTGCCCGACTCGCCGCTCACGGTCGCGGTCAAGGCCGCCTGGACGACCTACCGCCAAGCCCTGCGCGACGTGCCCGAGCAGGCGGGCTTCCCGTCGGCGGTGGAATGGCCGGTGGAGCCGGCGTAGCCATGCCGGACATTATCGACGACGCGCAGCGTGCGGAGGCGTTCGTAATCCAGGAGGCCCTGTCCAAGATGCCCCGCCAGGACACGGACGAGGCGCAGCTCCGCGACGACGACGGCCTCGTGATCTGCCTGGAGTGCGGCGATCCTATTTCCCTGGCCCGGCTGGCCAAAGTGCCCACCGCCACCCGGTGCGTGGAGTGTCAGGAGAGGGAAACCTTGCGCCGACAGTTCGAGCGGGGCTGAGGGAAATCAGACCATGGCAATGAGGCCCCGGATCATGACCGGGGCCTCATTGCCATCCTATCGAAGCGCGTCCTCGATCATTTCCCTATCGCTCTTGGTCCCCTGTGTCTCTTCCCCCCTGCTCTCCCGATAGGCCAAGGCCAACCCGATGAGGTTGCCCGGCGCCGCACGCAGCACGGCCGGCAGTGCGGTGTCGTTGCTGATGCGCGTCTGGAGAGCGGTGGCGGTCTGATGCCAGCGGACCGCCTGCGGCAGCCCCTTGCTGGAGAACGCCCCCGAGTGAAAGCCCTCCAAAGCCTTGAACGAATCCAGGTCGGCGAGCAGCCGCCGGACTTCCGCCTTGGCCTGGGCTTCGGTCATGAACGGGGGAGGATCTGCGACCGACGCGTGGGTCTGCGTAGGCGGCTGATTGGGCTGGCTGACGCCCCAGAGCGCGAGCAAGGCCACCGCCGCAAAAGAGATGCCTAATAGGATGATTATTCGGCGGTTGATGCGAGCTCTTGACGATGCCATACGTACCCCCCCCGAAAGCATTATGCGTAGTTAAGGTCCGCACCAAAATTTGGCGTTCTATTTTAAGGCCTGTACCACCAGGCCGCGGGCTTCACATGAAGTCCTCCAGTCTCCCCTGGAGCAATCGAAGCCGGGGCGGAGGGCGCTCTTTTTGAACGCGCCCTCCGCCCGCAATCAGCCTCAATCTCCGCCGCCCGCGGCCTTGAGTCGGTCCGTGGGATTTGTCAGCTTGGTAATTTCGGTGTCGAGCATCGCCCGGAGCGCGCGCAGGATATCGAGCCGCGGCACGCCGGTCTCCGCCATCGTCTTTTCGACCGTGGCCATCCGCGCGGCCATGAGCGAAACCGTCTCCGGCGATAGATCGGGTTCGTCGAAGTCGCCGCGCTTCTCGCGCAACCAGGTCAGGGGGCCGCGTTCCTCGTATTGCTCATCCGTGAGAAAGGGCTGCCCGACCTGGGCCAACAGGAAGTTGCCGTTGACCTTGTAGGCGTGAATCATCCGCGCAACGGCCAGGGCCGAAGGCAGCGCCCGCGAGCCCATGCAGGCGCGCAGTTCGTCCGGACTCATGCCGGCCACCTGGGCGATCTCCGGTAACTCCGCGGGGAGCTGCGCCACCAGGTCGTGCAGCGTGTCGCCGATGGAGACGTACTCCGGCACAAGTCGCGCGCCGTCCGCATCCACTGTGGGCAATCCCGCGCCCAACAGCAGCCACGCCGGCGAAAGATCGAGCCTGAGCGCCAGTCGCTCCAAGTCCTCGGTGGTCGGCCGCTGCCCACGCTTCCAGGCCTGGAGCTTCGGGATTTTTACGTCAAGCAGTTCGGCGGCGTTGGCCAGGGTGTATTTTACCCCGTCCTTCGCAAGTCGCGCCGCCAAAATCTTTTCTATGATTTCGAACTGTTGGGGCCAGTCCATGTGAAATCTGCTCTCTTTTTTATGAAACTTGCTTGACAATTTATGAAATCTCAATGTACGGGTTGCGCGAACACTTCACCAAACTGTTTGAGGCGCAGATGGTCAAGGTCAGTTCTCGCAGCCGCTTTCGTTTGCCCCCTGCCCGGGTGGCTTGGTCAGGCTTGATGTCGGTCCGGTCCAGGCTCGCGGTCATGAACCGCGCCGTGCGGCGCAGACCCTCCAAGCCGGAGCCCCCCAGGCAGCATCTTCTTCCCGGTCTCGAATACCTCCGCGGCATGATGCCCGCTCCGCGGGCGTCAAGAAGGAGTTCTAGAAATGGTTAAGGGAATAGGCGCGCCCGGTCAACTGCACGTCCCCGTGTCCACCCTGCGCAAGGAATGGCTGAGGCAGCACGGAATCTCCGGCCGCTACCTGGCCGGGCGCTTTGGGGTCAAGCCTCCCCGCGTGTCGGCGATCCTCGGCACCGGCGAGTGTCCCGCTCGCTACATTGAGATCCTCCGGGCCCTCGGGATGCCGGAGGATCTCTTGCCTTCCCCCTCGCGCGAGAAGCCCGGCCCCCCGGCGATGCTCCCCGCCCAGGCACAGCCTGCGACGACCTAACCCCGACAGCTCTGGAGGAACAGCCATGCTCCCGACTCCCACCGCAATGCAGCGCATCCGCTCCGTGTTCGGACACGAGACGGCCGACCGCATGTTCGAGCTTGGCCTAGCCCCTCTTCCCGAGAGCACGTTGTGCTGCCTGCTCGCAAGGGCAGGCCATGCCCTCGCCGACGTGCGCCTTTGCATCCGCTCCGGCAACGAGCTTGCCGCGCAGGTCGGCGGCGACGTCGCCGCTAAGCTGTCGCCCCTGCGCATGGTGCTTTTCGACATCTGTTCCCTCTCCCATCTGCTGCCCGCTGCGGGCTTCCCGGCCGAGGATCTGGACCGGATCATCGAGATGGGCACGTTCCGACTTGCAGTTGTCGCCAGCGGCCGACCCTGGCCGGGCGGGAAGCCCCAGTAGTCGGCACCGACACGGCCTTTCCCTTGTACTGCACTACGCCGCGGCGGCGCGGCCCGACAAGATGAGATACGGAGGCGAACCTCACCATGACCCAAGACGAGATCGACCTGCGGGAACTCTCCCTCCTCGATGCCCTGGACCTGGCCGTGAAGCTTTCCGGAAAGTCGCGGGTGCGGATCGCGGAGGAGATGGGTTGGAACTGGAGCAACGCCAACCGGATATTCTCTGGCGAGCGCTACTGGTGGACGTTCGAGGACTTCCCCCGGCTGCTCGCCGTGCTCGGCAACACGGTGCTCCTGGATTGGTCCAGGGTGCATGCCGAGACGGGCGGCCTCCAGCGGGTGCCCAAGAACCTGGACTGCCCCTCGCTCGTGCTCCGCATGGGCGTGCTCTTCGCCGAGCTGGGCGACGTGGCCAGGGTCGGCGAGGAGGCCATCCGCAACAGCAAGATCGAAAAGGGCGAGGCGCGCCAGCTCATCCGCGAACTGACGGATGTGGCCAACGCGGCTCTGGAAACCGTCAACGGACTGCGCGGCATCGTCGCCGGCGTGGCGAAATGACCGTGCGAGGAGGGATTATGCAGCTCAAGGACATGCCTCTGCGCGACGCCATCGAGCACTTGGAGCGCCAGTTGAAGGATCTGCTGCACCATCCGGAAGCAACGCAGCAGGACAAGGCCAGCGTGATCCTCTCCCGCAATGCCTTGGCGGAGATCACGCGTCGCCACATGTCCAAGTGGACTCCGGTAAACCCCAAGACCCTTCCGCCGCGCCAGCCCGGCCAGGCCTACCCGGTGCTGCCCAAGGGCTGGGCGGTGGAATGGGAGGAGAAACAGGAGGCCGGCCATGCCTGATGCCAGCCATCCCCAACCCACGGGCGGCAAGGGCTGCGAAGGCGTGGTGAGCGATATCCCGCAGTCCGAGTTGATCCAAATCTTCACGACCGTCACCGCCGAGCTTGCCCAGGGCGTGCACAAGCTGTTCTCCTCCATGCGCATAAACGTGATGGAGCTGCCGCTCCCGGCCGAACTGCACCCCGAGACGGCCGAGTTCGTCCGCCGCTTTGCCGTGGCCCTGGCCGTCAAGCTGCGGCGCGCCGAGATCAAGTACGGCTATGCCGCTGGTTGGGCCGATCCCGGCCGCGGCGATGAGCTCCGCGCGAAGCTCGGCGAACACATGCTCAAGGGAGACCCCCTGGACGTGGCCATCTTCGCGGGCTTCCTCTGGCACCACCGCGAGCGGACGCAACAGGCCGAGGCCAAGGAGCCCGTATGACGCACGCCGCGCTGCTCACGAAGGCGATCCGTGTCTACGACTCGTGCACGACGCGAGAGCAGGCCTTGGTCGCGGACAACTTCATGCGGCTTGTCCGCCGGGGCCAGCCCACCCAGCGAGGTCGAGGGCCTAGGTTCTGCTTTGAGCCCGACGAACTCTGCCGCGCGATGGCGCGCGCCCATGCGCGGTGCGGCGTGTCTCGCGGCGAAGGCTTGATGGTGAACGCATGAACGCCCCCTCCCGCCTCGCGTCCCGCGTGGCCGTCTGTTTCCGCTGCGAGGCCCTGTACGTTTTGGCTCCGGGCCAGCTCCTCACCGAGCCGCTGCCCTGCGGCCACCACCCTAGCCACTATCTGACCGAAGCGAACCTGCTGGCCGCCTTGCGCGATGCGGAGTTCGTCGAGTGGGCCCACCGGCACGAGGCCCTTGATGTTCCGCTCGACGCCCTGCACGCCGCCGGCGGCTCCTGGTCCCCCTGGGCCCAGGGCCCGGCCAGGTTCCGTCTGCCCGGAGGCACCCTATGATGAAGCGCGACATGACCATCGCCCTTGTCTTCCGCGCGGCCGATCTGCCCGACGGAATGAGCGCCGCGGACATCGCCGACTATCTCGCCCACGTCATCGAGGATCGTGACGGCACGCCCGGCGCGGAGACCTGCGATGCAATGCACGGCGTCAAAGGCCACGTTCTCGGCCACTTCGTGGTGCCCGAGACTCCGGACGGCCAGGAGCCGCACGGCGGCCGCCTCGCCATCAAGGGGCCCAGTTCGGACATGAAGGCCATTCTCGGCCGCTACATCGAGGCCGGCAGCCTGACGGGCGGTTCGGTCCCGGTACGTCCGGCCATGCTCAAGCGCACCACGCTTCCGGTGCGCCTGCTGCTTGCCCTACACGCGGCCGGGGTGTCCCTGCCTTGGCTCCTGTCCGGCATCGGCGAGCCCCTGCGCGCCGTCCGAGCCGTAAGCGTCGAAGGCCGCCTGCATGCGGCCATGCGCCAGGTGGAGACCCTGGAATCTTCAATTGCGGATGCCCGACGTACGGCCGGCATGACCCTGGACGATCTTATCCGGGCCAAGGAAGGGAGCGGCCCCAGGTTCGCGGCGATGCTGAAGGAACTGGAAGGCCTGCGGGCCCAGATGCGCGACATGGACGCGGAGCTGGCCGCGAGCCGGTTCACGATGTGAGGTGCGGCATGCCGTTTTGGCTAGGTCGTGTCTGGGAGTGCACATACTGTTTTCTGCGTTTCGTCCACATCGCCTGGAGGTTGTGGACGAAGCCCTGGCGCAGTCCAAAGTTTGATGACCCGTTCGACAACATCGGCTTCCGCACCGCCGTTGAGGTGGGGTGGATGATCTGGATGGAGGACTGAGATGCGTATCACCATCGAGAAGGCCGCGCTCGCGGCCAAGCTGGCAACCGCTTCCCGCATCTGCGGGCGCGGGTTGTCAGCCCTGAACAAGCTCCTGATCCTGCGTGCGACCGATGCGCAGGTGCAGGTCCTGGCCACGGACGGCAACGTGGAGTACTGCGGCGCCGTCGTATCGGCCCAGATGCAGGAGTTGGGCGAGATCGCTGTGAACGGCAAATTCCTGGCCGACCTAGTCAAGCGCCTGCCGGACTGGGGCCTAAGCCTGGAGACGGACGGCTCTGGCAACCTTGTGCTCAAAAGCGAGCAGCTCAGGTACACCATCGCGGCCGAGGCGGCCTGGGACCCCGCAAGCCTGAGCCTGGATCCGCCGGCAGGCGGTTTGGCCGTGGATGGCGAACAGCTTGCCCAGGCCTTCCAGCGGGTGCTCTTTTGCGTCTCCCGCGACGTCGGCATGGAGGGGACCTCCTGCCTCAAGATCGACCCCGACCCCGCAAGCGACGGAGTGGCGCTGGTGGGACTCGACGGCTACGGCCTGGCCAGGACCATCCTGCATGACCAGAGCCTGCGCAACGTTCTACAGGATCGCGGCCCCCTCCTGCACAGGCCCTACGTCGAGGATCTGCTTCGCTGGCTGCCGCACACCGGCGTCCAGGTCGCCCTTGGCGAGAAACGTCTGCACCTGCGCACCTCCGAGGAGAGCTTCTCGCTGCCGGTGAGCGACTGGACCTACCCGCTCTACAGCAATATTCTGGTCAAGGCCGCAAAAGCGCC